TCACCATACTGTATACTGCGCCTTATCCTGCTGATTCTCCCTTATCCCCGAAATTGGCACAATATACGCCCACGAAGCCGGCGGGTCGGAAGACGTCCATACGAATGTCATATTTTTTTCCGTGCCCGTGGTGCTGGTGGGAGAAATCACGGCACTTCCTGTATCGCCAGTGCCAAAAAAAACGGTGGGAGTCGCGCTCGAACCATAACTGACCCCGCCCATGGCGTCCTGGATGGGTGTAACAATTATTTTTTTCTCCGACGTCGCTCCATTGAAACCACCGATCATGCTTACCAGGCTAACAGAGGTCGAACGATATTCAGGGTGTGCCGTAGCATAACCCAAACCGTCACCGACAGTAACCAACAAGAAAGTTAAAATATCCCGGTTTGGAACGGTGGTAGACGCCGAGTCAAAGAAAATGGGGATTGTAACCTTGACCTTATTTGTCCCTGCTCCAGGGGCATTTACCGCCGCGAGGCGATAGTCAATGTTCTTTGTTATGCTCCGCTTGTACTTACTTGTTTGAGAGGTCGTATCGTAAGTAAATGGCTCAAGCAGGGGATCAATGAGCGAAGCAGTATTATTGGAATTTGCTTGTGACAACCGGGTAGCTTCGTCAATCATAATAACGTGACCCACCGGGCCGGTGCTTGGGACGGTAGGTTTTGGATACGTCGTGTTTGCCGGATCTACCGCAACAATCTTGCTAGATCTTACAGCCTGACAGTTGCGAAGATTCACACTACCCGGATACCCGGTTTTATACGTGACAACCGGATATCCCCCGACGCCGCCTAAAAATGAGTCCTGAACAACGACACTTGAGGTGTTGGCACCGCCCGATAAAGGGAAGGACGAATTATCATAAGTCCATATAAAAGCCCGCGAACCTTCTGCACCGACTCGGCTCCCAGTTACTATCACGTTATGGAGTGATCTATTCCCGCCAGTACTCTGCGCCGTATCATTGACAAAATCTATCCAGCGGGCAGACGATGAATTTTCCCCAATATTTGGGATAAAAAACGAATTTTCCAGTTTTACCAGACCTTCACCCGAAAGATACAACAAGGCGTCTGGCGATGTAACTCCGTTTATACCTGCATAGATCCAGCTATTACTTATAGTCATGCCATCGGTATACGATTTTACAAAAACCCTAGTAGACCAAGCGTCTGTTTTTTCTATAGTGACAATGGTACTTCGAGAATTTTCAAAGCTAACCGTATCAAGGAATGTATCGTTAAAATTGCTCTCGCAGTTTTCTATACTCAAAAAGCTTTGGTCCCTATTCGAACTGTCAAACTTTATGGCAGTACCGAAACCACTAAACACCAACTTCCTGAATATATTTTTAAACGCACTTCCCTGGAAATCGAACCCCTTATTAGTCCCTGTAGCATTACTTGCCGCATTGCCCACGATATTGGCGCCCTCATCAGACTCGACTGCGAGGTTGAAGAGAAACCCCCCTGGGTTTTGCACCACTACACCGTCCGGTTCAGGGATGGAGTACCTTCCTCCTGGCAGTTTTATTGTTACAAAAGGCGCGCCCCCTCCTATGGCCGTCAGTTGCGGGGCCAGGCGCAGCGCGACACCTATGGATTTAACAAACGCCGCTCTACTGGAAGTTGCCCCCGTAGGGTCTGCGCCAAATATCAGCGGGTTGATATATTTTGCAGCCTTGGGCCCAAACGTCACCAGCCCCCCGCCAGGAAACACATCGTACTGACCCGACTCAAACGAACCGTTGATGGTGACCCTGCCCGTGCCTCCGAACGTCCCCCCATTCATATTGACATGTCCAAAAGTGACGAATGACGTGGTGTTGTTTATGGAACCTCCCTTTTCAACCCGCAGGGATCTATCGGCAGGCCAGCCATGGAGTGTCGCGCTGGAAATATTGGACTGCACCGCCGACAATGCAGACGTGACAATGAATGTTTGCCCGGCGCCGTCCTTCGATTTTGCCGCTGTGGCAAGATCGGGCTTGGAAGTATAAATACCCTCTTTGCTGATAACCTGAATAGCGGCGTCGGCATATCCGGCCAGCATGGTTATGAACAGGGCGACAAGTAAAAAGTGTTTCATACGATCTCCTTTTTTAGTTGCAAGTGCATGACCCGTCAGAAGTTATCACTGTGGAGCAGTACCCGAGGACTCCCCCCGTTTTCCAGCACGCGCCATGGTTTGTCAATCCGCCAACCGTGGCGCTCAAGTGCCCTGTCACGTCAATGCCTGACGGTGTGATTGAACCGACAAGGTTATTTTGGGCATATAACCCGACTTGGTTCTTTGTGAGGCTTATCGAGTTGAAGGTAGAAACATCGTCTGATACCTGAAGATAACCCGCTCCGACACTGACATTGTAAAATTGCAGGATTCTCCCGAACAACAAGGTAGAAGCATTCCCGGTGCCCTGGCTCACATAGCCGAAGGCCAGGAGTTTCGCCGTTGAAAAATCCTGCGTCGAACTTCCGGCCAGGGCCGCCGCTCCCACGTCCGAAGGAACGAGCGCAGGAAGTTGACCGCGTGGCAAGACCCCGCTAGTTAAATCGCTGGCAGATATTGTAACATTGCCGGAAAGCGGATGGCCGTTGACGGTGCGGGACGCAGGAACTCTGGAAACTCCTGTGTACAAGCAAAAAACAGCCTTATCCAGCTTCCCCTGGCTTATGATAGCGTCTGCCGCCATTAAGTGATCCGCGTAAAAACAGAAGAATAACAACGCCAGTAATTTGTACATATCCCCCCCTATTTAAACACGATACCAATTCATGCCGTCCGCCTTAAGCCTTAGCGCCTCATCCTGGACGGAAAGCTCAACCGACGCTTGCCGCAAAATGGTCTTTCCACCGGTCGCAATAATAATCACAGGGTTAGCCGTGTCATCGGTTTTTATGACAACGACCTCGCCGGATTCAGGCAAATCAATATTAACCGGGCCAGCGGATGCATCAGCACGAATAAGTGTCGCCGCCTCTGCTATCCCCTGCTGGACGACAACGGTGTATGACGCATCAAACAGCCCGAATTTACCATTGATATCGAATCCGAGCAGCTTTGACTTTCGCGTGGCCAGGGGCGGCAAGGTAAGATCATCGGCATTCGCGTCCGGCGGAACCAACAGCACCCGCCGCAACGTGAATTCCATCTGCTGCAACAAGGCCGTTTGATAGTCCTGGTCCGCATCGACCGTCTGCGGTCTGAAATCACCATTTTGGATATACGACACTGCCCGCTTGTAAGAAAGCACGCGCTGCAATTCAACCACGGCGCCATTCACGGGTATGGCGGCAGCGACAAACGTAACTTCCCCTCCCTGGACGTCATCGATACCCGTAATGGTGTAGTCAACCCCAAGGGCTTTGACAACACCATCCACCGACACACGCAGATCGTTGGCCTCAAAGATCCGGCAGCCGTAGGCAAACTGCGCGATTACACCATTTCCGAGGTAGGAGAAATAAATCTCCTGCTGTTCGATCATATCCAAACTCCTTTCTCAATAATCACTCTGGGCCTCGTGGGTACCGCTGCCCGGCCGCCAATCGTCGCCAGCATCTCCAACAGGCGGGACATGGTTGCCGATCCTCACCGGAGTAGTTGAAATCGCCCCGCTTGCTGCGTCGAGATAATCATCCTCATTGTCCGGGTTAGTTGCATCCCACTCCCGCATTTGCGCCGGTACCGGCCCCTGTAGCACGCTCTGGTGAGCATAAAGGAAGCTGCCCGACAACGGGGTTTCCAGGGCGTCCAGGATACGCAGATTTTTATTCTGCTTGCTCCACTTCGGCACTACGGCGCAGGCCAGGCCGGCGGACTTAAGGTGGCGCCGCAGGATCGCCGGGACGAATCCACCGGGTCCGTTCGTTTCCACGTCGATGCTCCGCAACTGGAACGCTTTGACAACCGGAACGACCTGCTGGCATTGTTCATCGATCTCCCCGGTCATGCCTTGGGCAACCTGCCAATACAGGTAACCGGCGGCACACGTGAAGATCACCGCCAGAGCGCTGGCGTCGCTGTTCACTTTACCCAGGGAGCAATCCCACCATGCTTTCGCGCCCACCATGCGAATGCCGTTGATCCAAAGAGAAATAGAGCCGTTGGCGCTCCTGATTTCCGGCATGGCGTCATAGGGGATCATGCGGGCCGGGTCGAGGCGCACCTTCGTCAACTGCGCCGGCTTAAGCATGTACTGACTGTCCCACTCTCCCCAGGTGCGGCAACGCTTGATACGGAAGGTAATTTCCGCCCGGGTGAAACGCTTCGGCCAGATGTTCCCGCTGTAGATGCTGACCCGTTCATCAGGCGCGGGCGCGGTTTTCAGCTTGATGAACCCGCCCTTGAAATCCCGCAGGCCGTGCACCTGGTATTCATCATCGCCCAACAGGCGGGGCTTATTGATCCCGATGCACACATACAGGTCGCTGGCCGTCTGCACCCGGAAGTCGAAAAGAAAGCTGTCGGAAAGCCCATCTTTCGAGATATGGGTGATCCCCTTGCGGAAAAGGGGGATTTCCAAAAGGTCGGCACCGTCCTCGATCTGCTCCTTATAGATGCTATCCACGCAATGGTCGGTACCGACATAGAGGATCTTCCCGCCCGGTACCAAAATATGCGTTTCCTCGCTCAACTTCTCGCGGATCGCCTCGCGCAACGCCGGGGTGCGGATCGTCTTTGGCACCTCCACGTCATCGTTGATAAATTCATCGGCGCGGCCGCCGGTCAGGTTGCTGTTGATACCGTAGGCCACCACGGACGGGTTGCGCGGATCGTCGGACCCTTCAACCTCGAAACTATGGGATTTCCAAAGACCGCCCTTGCCGCGCATCCCCTTGCACCACGGATGACGGTTTATCACGTGCTGCGAGTCACGGGACATCTTGGCGCCGTCCTTGTCGGTGGCGGAAAGAAGCTGGAAGCGGTATGCCGAATTTTTTCTTAATTTGTCGGAAACATAGCGCCCAACAATGGTTGACTTGCTGAAACCACGCAGCGCCTTGAACACCGCTACTCGGCCCGTGCGGCCATGTTCAAGCCAATCGCAGGCCTCCAAATGCACATCCGGCACATCCCAATGCACCAGTTCGCCCCATTTCAGGTAAAAGGCCGGAAAACTCCCTTTTTCGCTCACGCATCACACCGCCCGTTTCTTTACCAGCGACAGCCGGGCGCTACCAAGACGTTCCTTAACCTTCTTTTCCGCCGCTTTCATGTCGGCCTTCATCTGCTTATCATCATCGACCGCCGAAGATGCCCCGCCTGTCTCGGTTGATTTGGCGCGATACGCGACAATGCGGGTCAGCAGGGCCATGGTCTGGTTGGCAACCTTGGCCTGCCAATACCGGTTACCACGGGCAAATTGTTGTTCCTTGACCGGATCATCGGCCTTGATCTGCGTCCACTTGTCCGGGTCGGCTTCCTCAAGGAATACGTCAAGCAGTTTACCTTCAATTGCGGCCAGTTTCTTATTCTGTAGCGGCGTCATCTAGTTGCCTCCGATTGCGGTTTCAAGACTCGGCCCGCTTTCCGGCAGCGGGCTATTCGGGTCCCACCAGAAGGTTTGGTTATTCTCCGAGCGGGTGCGTTGCTTCATGCGGTGCAGGTAGCCGGGGTTGATGGACTCCTGCACCTGGTAGAAAAACAGATGATCCAGCGCCAGGCGCGTGTACCACAGGTTCATCATCGGCGCGTAGTTCTTGGCAAACTGGATCGCATCACCGGCAAAATCCTGGTTGAAACTCTTCTTGTGCTGCTTGCCGTCCATGGCCGTCTGTGCGTTGCCAAGGGTCAACCGTTGCGTGTCCTGGATCAGACCGGCCACCGGGCCGCCCACGCTGGACACAAACCCGCCGCCGAAACGGTTGGCGTCGGCCAGGAAGAAATCACCGAAAATTCCCAAGCCGCCGGCCTGCATAAAAGCGGCATACCAAAAGGCCGGATCGGTCATATCGCGGGGGTTCTTCCCCTTGAAAATCTCCTTAAGCTGCACGGCCAGGCCTCCGGTCAACATCATTCCCACCAGCAGCTTTGCCCCTACCTCGGCGCGGGAACTTGCCGGGCCATACTCACCACTGAACACGCGCGGCACATGCCGGGTCAACAGCGCCAGGCTGAACGATTTGAACAGGAACACCGAACGCATAAATTCGCCGGGAGTTTCACCGGCACGGGTGGCGCCCTTGATGTACGCTTGATCCTTCTTGTTGGGGTGCAGGATGGCAACGCGGGATTCATCGGACAGCAGGGCCGCGTACCGTTCGGCAGCCTCCTGCACCATGCGTTCGGCGGCCACGTCCGCCCGCGCCCCTGCCGCCCCTGGGATACTGGCGGCGCTATCCATCTGCCGGCTGGTGGCGCCCTTGACCGCCCAGGGTGTCACCGCCTCAAAATCCCCGATCTTGGCCGCCTCGGCCGACCGGATAATGTCCCAATGTTCCGGGGTGATCCCGTTGCGCTCCATCATCAGCCGGAATTGCGGGTCAAGCTCATGAAAGGCAAGATCCCGCGCCCCGGCAACGTGGCTACCGATCAGCAGTTGAAACGCCTGTAACATGCTGTCGGTCCAAAACTTCGCGCCGCTCCAGGTCACGGTTGCATCTGCGGCCCGGCTGGTCCAGCCAACGCCGCGCGTTTCGTCGCCGTAGCGCATGGCAACGTCATTGATAACCATGCTTGCCAACAGGCCATGCTTGCGTGCCAGCTCGCGGTCTGCCTTGTTCAGGGGGTTCAACATCTGGAGTATGGCGCGGTATCCCTCCCCCATGCCTAGGCCGTCGCTGGTGGCAATAGCATGAAAGCCGGCCACGTCCACCACCTGTGAAAACGGCAACATGCCCAACTTCGCCGATGTGATCATATTCCGGGCGCCCTGCATCACGCGGGCAATCAGATCAAACTTGTCCTCGGCAATCATGTTGCTGCGTCCGGTGATTTCATCCCATATATGCGTCGCCAGGGTCGAACCTTCCCGACCAAAGGTGGTTTTCTCGGCCCCGAACCGCTGGCCGTAGGCAAGAGCGGTTCTGAATCCCGAATCAGGATTCGGACCCAAAGACTCCAGCATGGCTATTTCGTTCGCATGGCGCCGGACGTTGGACACCATGGCGGTGAACAGGTCGCGACTGCCAAAGGCGTTGTTGGCTTCCAGAAACGCCGCCGGGTCGCTAAAATGGATCTCGCGGTGTGCGGCCAATTGTTTGGCAAGAGCGGTTTGCCCCCCACCCCCCGCCGTGGCCGGATCAATGCCGGAAAGGCCATGACTGGCGATGGTCTGCCACACGTTACCCATGACCTCCCGCACCTGGTCATCGTTCAACGGCTGGCCGGTGGTTTCATCCACATAGCGGCTCCGGTCCAGTTTTGGCATAAGATAATCGACCCAGGCGGCACGGGCCTTTTCCCGCATCCGGGCGATGGTGGCGGACTTGCCCCCCGCCCATTCCGGGCGAAAATCAAGTTTTTGTTTCCAGTCCAGACCGAACCACCTGACGCTGTTTGGTTCCCACGCCTGGGGGAAATGGCCGGGGATATACCCGATATCGGCCCCCGCCCCGTTCTTCCGGGCATGTACTCGGTCTTCCATGCGGCGAAAGGCACGCGCCAGCAGTTCCGCAGGGCTGGCGTCCGCCGTGGCGTCGCGCCTGTGCAGTTCCGGGTCGGCTATGAATTTCAACACCTCAAGCTGCTGGTCAACGGCCATCTTGTGCCCGGTGGCGGTCATGTACGGTTCAAGGCCCTGGTACAGTTCGGCCATCAACAGTTCCTCGATCCCCTTGGCCTTGTTCGCCACGTCGCGCAAAAGGTATTCCTGCACCCCTTTCGCCCCATGGCCGTACTGCGCGATACGCTGCTGCGCGTCGGCCTGAATCTTTACCTGCAACTGCGCCCGCTTGACGGTGTTCTGTTTTTCCTTGAGAGTGTCGTTAAACGCTTCCTCGGCGGCCAGCACCATGCGTTCCTGCGTAGTCATGGCCGCAGGATCTTTTTTCAGGTCCATGCGCCGGGAAAGCGAAACATCCTTTTTCGGCATCTGGGCGTTGAAACGCTTTTCGATCTCCGCAATGATCGCCTCGGCTTCTTTGCGGGTAATGGCCCCCTTGGCCGCGTTCAGGATCTCGCCAATACACTTGATCATGCTGTGGCCTCCATGGTCGCTTTAATAGCCGCCATTTCCGAATCGGACAGCTTGCCGTCTACGGCGGCCTGGTGGACCATGGCAATGATGCTTTCCGGCTGGCCGTCACGGCGCAGCCATGAAACCAGGAACTGCACCTGTGACGGGTTATCGTGGGCCTTGTCAAGACGGTACTCCCCGGCGATATCCTCCATGCGCTCCAGCAGTGCGGCAGGATCGGCGGAATTGATGGCGGCCAGCGAAGCCGGGCCGATCTTGCCGTCAGGCTTTACCTTGGCGGCCAGTTGCGCCCACATGACGCCCCGCGGCCCGGCGTTCACCACATGGTCGTAAATCCAGGCGGCAACGTGCGAATCGGTTATCTCTCCCAGGCGGTTGGCGTCCCAAAAGTTTTTCCGGTAAAAATCGACCACCATTTGCTGCAATGCGGCCAACTCGGTAAGCTTGCCATTAAGGTGTCGTACCCAATTCGAGTGCCCCGTGGTGCCGTATTCCGGCATCGGGACCAGCAAAGCAATCACCCCGGCGATATACTTCCAGCCCCCCCATGCAGGCCAATACGCTGGGGCGATGCCTTTGTAGGTGGGCAGGGTGACGATCCCCTTCTTATCCACCACATTCCCCTTGTCGGCAGGATTAAAGCTCGCTCCCCCCTCGTAGCCCATGGTGGCGGCGTGAATCGCATTGAAATCAGTCATAATCAAAACTCCAGTCCCATGCAGGCGGCGGCCCGGTCGTACAGGTGCTTCCGGTTCTCCGCCGCTGCAAGGTCGTTTTTCGCCGTGTCGATAAATTCACTGGCGGGTTGCGTTATGTCGTTGCCGGCGGCGTCCTTGCCCGTGACAATGAGAATGTCGCCGCGCTCCTGCAAAATGCTCTGCACCTGGTAATCAAGCGCATCATAGCCCTTTTCCGGCGGGCGGCCGCTCTGGTCGATCTCCCCGGCAATGCGCAGGGTGCCGTCGATACCGAGAGCCTTGCCGTTGTCCAGGATCAGCTTGCCGTCACGCTCGGCCACCACCGTGCGACGGTCAAGCGTGCTGTCGCTGAACGAATCACCCACCTGGAGTTCCTGAGCGTCGATCTCGCGCAGCATTGGTTCGGCCCGGCGGGCGATGCTATCCAGGGCATGTTCCACCATTTGCTGCTGTCCGGCGGTAAGAGTTTGAAACTGACCCTCGGCGGCCTTACGCAGAGCATTGACCACACTCTGCTTGCCGATAGCCCCCTGCCCCTGCCGGTAAAAGCGGTTCAGTTCCTTGTACCAATCCTGCGCCGTGGACCAGCTTGCCTCCTTGGCGTGACCGTCGATCACCACCTTGCCGAAATCGGCCTTTTCCAGAAGATCGGCCTCGGCCCGCAGCAGACCGGAAAGGCCCGGCGTAGGCCGGTCCGGTGCGGCAATGAAGCGCTTGACCATGTTGGACTCGCTGTACAGGCTGGCATCGAATTGCGGGGGGGCGGGTGCCGGGGCGGCGGGGGCGGGTGAAGGTTGCAGATCAAGGTGCGCCGGCGGATCTCCGGCCAGGGCGGTCAGGTCGTTTTGGTTCTCGGCGTGGGCAGCGGAGGCCAGGGTGTGCAGAGCCGCCATTTCCGGGCGGGCTTGGCGGTTGACGGTGCTGTCGGCCAGCATGGCATCAAACAGCCCTTTGACGTTCGAGTTCAGGCGCATTTCCAGCGGGCTGTTCTTGATGTTGCGGTAAATGTCCACCAGCCAGGACTTGAACTTCTCGAAAGCGCCCTTTAATCCTTCCGTGGGGGCTTCTCCATCGGAAAGGTACTTTTCAAAGGCCTGGGCGAATTTCTCAGAATGCTCACGAGTCCATCGGCTTCCCGGCACCTCGGAAAACAACCATTGGGTAAACTCATTTTTTTCGCTACGGTCAAGGGTCCGCTCGAACACATGGCCGAGCTCGTGAACAGCGGTGGAAAAGTCCGGCGACTCCAGGGCGTGTATCACGGCGCGGCCATCACGGAGGAACGATACGGCGCCCTTCTCCCCCTGAAAAAGCGGCTGTCCCTCGTACAACAGGCTATCTCGCATGGCTTCGGTGATCGGGATGGAATGGACGGTCTCGCCTTTTGCCAATGAGGCGGCATATGCTTCTAACGGGTTGGCCTCCCCACTTAAATCAGCAAGGGTATAGGCACCCGTTTTTATATTTATGTCCTCGACCTTGGCCCCGAACTTCTTGCCAAACTTATCAAGAAACTGCGGCAGGATGCGGTCGTAAAACCCCTTCATCCCCTCCCCGCCTACCTTCAGGTCAAGCCCGGCCAGCTTCGTCCATTGGCCGTCCGGCTTGCCATCTCCGGCGGTGATCTTCTGCGACAACTCCTTGCCTACGGCATCGGGCAACTGCTTTTCGGTGAAATCACCCAGGGCGTGTTCCTGGCCGTTCTTGTCCACGCCGGAAATGATGAACTGCTCACCATCCTTGCGATAACTGACCGACTCCATTTTTTTGCTGATATCGTACCGCTCGGCCTGCTGCTCTCCCGTGGTCCAGGTCATACGGTCAAAATCGTTCTCGGCGGCATAGCGCAACATGCGCCGGATCGCCATACCCGCCCACTTCTCGGTCGAATCGATCAAGGGGGCATCGGGTACGCGCTTCCCGGCACGTTTGGCTTGCGCCCAATCGCTCTGCACTTCCTCCAGGTGCAGGATGCGTTCACCGTCCGGGCCGGGGCGCTCGTTGAAACGGACGTGGGCCAGGATGTTGGGTTCATTGAAATGGCTGGAGCGATATGTTCCACTGCCACCGGCATAACCTCGCAATGAATCAAATTCTGCTTGTTCTGCCGGATTAAGGGGCCTTTCACGATCCAAGGCGGCTAGCTCCGCCCTTCGGGACACTTTACTTGTTTCAGAGGTAGGCAGCGTCAGTAGCAGTTCCCGGTAATTTTCTCCGCCGGGGGTGACATAGCTGCCGTATTTCGCATCGCCAGAAAGCTGGACCTCCCGAACCTGCACCTGGTTTTCATCGAGAAAAGCGCGCACCTCGGCGCGGGTAACGGATTTCTTCCCTTTCAGGAATTCATCCAAACCGGTCCAAGCTATTTCCTCTTCTTTGACTCCGGGGGTCTTACGGACTTTGTTCAACAGGTCGCTGGCGTTCCACTTCTCTTGCGGCAGGGCGTCAACCTCACGGAGCAATTTGGAGTAGAACGGCTGTACTACGGGGCGGGATTGGTATAAGACATTCGGGTCTGTTGGATCAGACGTTACGCCGCTTGGTCCTCCAGGGACTTCATTATTTTGGCTTTCAGATCTTCCGGCACCTTCGCCCAATCCTCCGGGTTGTCCCTCACGGACCGCAGATGGTCTTTCAGTTGGGCGGAATAGTTCTCTAATTCCGAGGGCGGCCAGTGCTTCATTGATTCCATCGTCGTTGCTGATATCATGGATTTTTGCCTCATTACTCTTTGCAATTTCTTCGGATTTGGCCTTAAGCGCCAAACCATGGGAACGTACCGTGGCCGCATCGGTATTGACGGGGGAGTCGGAAAACAGGTGAAAGATCGGTTTCCCGTCCCGGGCCGTACCGACGCGCATTGCAACGAAATCTCCGCCGATATCGGCAGGTCTTACGCCATAATGTATCATGGCGTCATTGCCGGGCTGTTCGTGCAATTTCGTATGGATTATATCACGTTCGCCATTAACTGCAAATGATGTTGCACCCCGCACCGGCTGGTTATCGGTGGTTTTGAATCGGTGCCCGTACTCCGGGTTGCCCCGGTCCTGCCCGGTTTCAAAGAAGCGACGGTCCGTCACTCGATCAATCGTGCCATTGCCGTAGGTATCGGCCAACTGTTGGGCCTGTTCGGAGGTCAAGCGGTATTCTTCCTTGACGGGCATCTTGTCAAAGGGCACATCAAGGGGTTTGAAGCGGTCAAAGGTCCGGCCCTGGTAATAACTCCCCTCCCCTGGCGGCTCGGTGGTAACATCCGCGAAATACCTGCCCACGAATTCATCGACCGGGATCTTCATCTTTGCCGCCCGTGCCTGGATCAGCGCGGATACCCCCGCCTCTTCATCGGGCGCCATGCCGTACTTTGCGCTCCACTTATCCATCAGGGTTTGCAGTTCCAGCGGCTTGGGAGCCGGTTTCAGCATACCCCCGGCGTGGTCGGCAACGTCCACAGGCTTGCCCTCGGTAACACTCCCCAAAGCACCCTTAAGCATTTCAATGTGGCGGTCCACGCCAGCCAGGGCATCTTTGTTGAAGGGATTTGTTTCAAGGGTTTTTAGATAGCTGCGGACGGTATCCAGAGAGTCCACGGTTTCAACCGGCAACTGCTCACGCAGGGCCGTTTCTCCGCCGGCTTTCTGGATCAAGTCGTGATACTCGGTGGCGCGGGCCGCCACGTTCTCCAGGGCGGTGGCGTTGGCCCGTGCCGTAACCCGGTTGGCGTGGTAGCCCAAAGCGCCAAATACGCCGCCCAAGGTCAAATCGGTCAGGCGGGAGACCGGGTTAAGGGGGTCGATGGTGGCGGCCTGCTCGGTGTAGCCCTGGGATTCCAGGCCCGTTTTCAAAGCGTAATCCTGCCCGGCTCCGATCAGCGGCATAAGCGTGGATGCGCCGGCAGTTTTCAGAAGGGTGCCCCCGGCCTGGGGGATCTTCATCATCAGGGCATTGGCGACGCCCGCCCCGGCACCGGCCACGGCCGCAGTAGTCGGGTCCACGCCCTGTTCCACCAGTTTGCTGCCGGTGTTCAGCCCGGCGGATACCGCCATCAGGCCCGGACCGGCCCCGATCTGCACCGGAAGCCCGGAAATATTACCAATAAGTTCCCCGGCCCACCCGACGCTTTCCGGGTCGGGAGTCCAATACTTTTCCGCATCGTTTAGCTTGGTGTCGATGAACTTGAAAAAATCCTCTTTGCGCGGAATGATCCGGGTGCCGTCATCGGGGGCAGACTCATGGGGGAAAAGAGTTGAAGCGGCCAAGGCCGTGCCGCGAGCCAGCGCAACGCTACTCCTCATGGCCCCCATGCCGGCCGCTTTTAAGAGGCCGGTTTTCTCGGGTGGCTGCGGGCGGGTACGAGCCGCCGCGTAATCCTCTTCAAGCCCCGAAGTTTCACTATCCCAGATGATCGGCATTATTTACCCTTGCACTCGTTGAGCGCCTTTATCAGCAATTCGTTATCGCGGTGGAGGTTGTCAATAGTGCTCTTCTTCACTGTCACCGATTGTTCCCCGTCCACCACCACCAAGCGCGGAGAGCACCCGGTCATGCTGGTCAGCGGCAGCAGCATCGACAGCAGCGCCGTCATTATCAGCAAGCGCCTTGCGCATGGTCTGGATATTGGTCTGGTCACTGTTGGCCTCCTGTTTTGCTTTGTCTGACAAATATTGCCGCAGAACAAGGGCGGCGATCCCCAGGACCGCAGATATGACCGCCGCCCACTCCATTACTGTTGCACCGTCCCGCCGGTCACGTTGCTGTCCTTCGCCAGGAAACCGAGAACCAGCGTAGGGATACCCAACGCCCACGCTTTCCAGTCCCATGCATTCCCGCTCTGTACTGCGGTTACGGTGTACGCCACTACTGCGCCAATAATCCCCGCCAACGTTGTTTTCCAATTCTTTGTCATGGTCTTTCTCCTTGCTGAATTCAGCGCCGAAGCGCTGTTACTACTTTCTACCGCGCCCCAATCCCATCATCCAGGCGGAACACGAACGGTCTGCCACTCTTGCCGTACAGCGGCTTGCCATCCCTGACGAAGGTGTACCCCCCATTCCATTCGTGCCATGCGGAAGATTTAAGGAAGCGGGCCGCATCGGCGTCGTTCATACCGTCGATCCCGCCGCGCTTGGCGATATCCTTGGGGGTTATCGCCTTGATCGAGTTAAGGAACTGGTCACCGTTCATGCCGTCCGGCACGATGGTGGTTTTTCCGCTGCCGAAATACGCGGCGCCGGTATGTACGGTATTCCCGGCAACCCGCCTTACCACATCCGTCAACAGGTCTTTGTCCACACTATCCAGGGGCGCGTTGCGCCGTTGCGCCTCGGCCAGGTAGACGGTGGCAACGGCATCCCTGGTGGTGTTCCTCGCCTCGGGCATTGCGGCCAGGGCGCTGCCCAGTTGTTTATTGATGCGGTCGGTCATATCCTGCTGGATCGCCCCGAATTTATCCTTGAGAAAATCCTTCTTTTCCCCGTTCAGGTAGCTGCGACCCTCGGCGTACAATTGAGCCTCCGCCGGTTTCCCGCTGGCATACAGCTTGAACATGACCGCCTGGTCCGGGTGCGCCAGCCGTACCTGCTCGGCGGCGCTGTTGAAGGTGGCGGAGGAAATAGCCGGCCCCAATGGCCGGGAAATAGTGGATATCAGCTTGACTTGATCACGGGCCGGGAGGGTTTGCAGGTACTCGGACAGGGCCTTGATTTCGTCGCCCCGGAATACCGCATTGACGCCAAGCTGTTTCGCCACGGCCAGGCGCCCGGCGATTTGCTTCGGCAGGTTCGTAACGTCAAGCATGTTGAGCGCCGGGAGCTGTACGCCATGTTCCGCCGCCGCGACCCCCAGCGGATCGGCCTTTTTCAGTTCCATGCGCTTGCCGAAATCGGTGGTGTACGACATGGCGTCCGAATACTGCCGGGACAGGCTGGGCGACAAGGCGGAGTATTTCCGCACCGTGGCCACAAACTTGTAATCTGCGGCCGTAGTCGGTATCCAGCCGGTTTTAACCTTGTCCTTAAGCTCCATCACCAGGTTGGTGGCTTCCTGTTTTGCTTGGGTATCCCGTTCCCGGCGCAATTGCTCCGCCTGGGCCTCAAGGGCCTGTTTCTTGGCGAGGGCCATGGAAACATATTCTTCACGGGTTTTCTGGTCCCATTCGGGGTTGTAGGTATATTGGCCGTTGGCGTCGGTGGCGGTGATCTGCTGGCGGAAGGTATCCAGCATCGAGAGTGACGCCTTGATCGGGTCTTTTGCCTTGGTGTTCGGTTTCAGAGCATTGAAGCGGTGCGCGGCGTCTTCGGTAATGATCTCCTGTATGGCTTTCTGGCGGGTGTCCTCGATATCATGAGCCGGGCGGCCGGTATCGCCGAAAAAGTTGTCATCCTTGATGATGGCGATCTTGGTGCGCACGTCCTTGGTCGGATCGTTTTTGAGAGCGTCGAGGGTGGCGATGCTCTCCGCCCATGCCCCGTCGTTGATCTCCTGCTGGCCCGTCTTATAAATTTGCTCCGAGCCCTGGTTGATATGCTCCATCACCTGGGATTCAATGGTATTGCGCTGGTGTTCGTTCAACTTGGGATAAAGCGTATCGCTTGCCAGCTTCTGCGCCTGGTCGCGGAACGCTGCCGGATAGTCCTCGGGGGCCGTGTCGGGATCATCAACGATCTTCTGTTGCAGGGCCGAAAGCTGCGGGGCGAAGTTCAGGTATTCCCTCTTCGCTGCGGCCAGTTCCCGTTCCTTGGCCTGGGCCTTCAACTCGGCCTCCTGTTCGCGCTGCTTCCGCTCCATCTCCGCTTTCAGGTCATGGGCCTGTTGCAGGTCGATACGCCCCTGGAATTCGTTCTGGTCCGTGGCGGTCTGCAACAGGTTTTGCCCTAGGAGCTGCGCAGCCTGTCCCACGGCCACGTCGCCGGAAGCGTCGGTATGCAGGGCGGGCGCCGGTTGCGCCACACGCTGCCCCAAACCTCCCCCGAAATATGCGTCAGGAATCTTCATTGCCGTTATCCCCAAAAGCGCCATGTTGGCCCGCACACCGCAACTCCAGCGCTCTCAAGCGTTTAAACAACTCGCGCTGGCTCCTATCGGAACGATTCAAAAGGAATATGGCGTATCCGCCGATTGCCATCTTGAATATGTCCCACAACTCAGGCGGAATAGTCATTAGCCCCCCAGCAAGGTGTATTTTGGTGCTTTCCGCTGATAAAACGTGTCGGCGTTCAATGAATTTGCAAGGTTGGTGTTTGACTTGCTTTTTTGATAAGAGTTGTAGCCCCCGATCAGGCTTGACCCCACATTAAACCCGCCGGAAATAAGCGATGACGTAGCCTTATCCCGGCTGATAGCCGCCTCCCCCTCCAACAGCTTGGCCCTGTTATTCCCGGTGGTGAGCGCCGCCAAGGCGTCCTGTTCGGTCAATTTGTCGGTTTCCGCCAGAAGTGCCCCGCCGCTGCCGTTGGCATCGAGCTTGACGCCGCTCCCGGCCAGGGCCGCTTCCTGGGCGGCGGCAGTACGCTGCCCCTTCTCCCGGATCTTGGCGGCCTCGGCCTCGGCGGCGGCCTTTTCCTGGGCGGCCTGTTCCTCCTGAAGCTTGGCCTGTTCGTCTGCGGCCTCACTTTGGGAATACGCGCTATAGGCAGCCCCACCAGCGGATGCAACGGTTGCCGCTATTGCAATAATCGTCGCCGTTTCCAGTCCCATATCAAACCTCCATCACGGCGCAGGGAATCGTGATACCCCCTGGAGCCTGAACGTCATAAAAGATTTTGAACCCCATCATCCGCCAGTAGTGGCCCATGGTGACGGTATAATGATCGGAACAGACCATGACCAATCGAATGCCAAGCTCCTTCAATTGCTCACGGACCCGGCAATAAATGGTCTGGTATTCCCGGCACAGCGACTTGTTCCAGAGGTACACCCGGTTGTGCAGCACGGCGTTGTTCCCGTCGATATCGGCGGTCAGTTCGGCGGCCAGCACGCCCCGGTAGTTTGCCCGCCAGCGCAGGCGGTTATCACCGTGATCGGTGATGAGCGTCACCTTGTCATCCATTAACCGTTACCTCCTTGATGATCGCCAGCACAGTGAGTGAAAACGGAAGATCCTGCTCAATAGAAACCTGCGTTTGCGACGGGTCGGTGCCGCGTCCCAGGTTGAATATTTCCTTGTCGCCGCTGAATACGCCAACCGGTGCGTTGATGTTGGGGAACCGGCGGAACGGGATCTGTTCGCCGTTGACGGTGCAGCCCTGAGTCTCAAACAGTCGCACCCGGATCTTGCCGACAGCGGTTGCGGCCCCCTGGATCGATTGACCGGGATTGGCAAGCTCAAGGGGAAGGTCTTTGATGGTGGTATGGTACGGCAGACCTGCTTCAATAGTCGCCGCAGGGTTTTCAAGGGCAATCTTCCCGCCAATGACGGTCTTGCGCCCGCAATAGAAACCATCGGCCTTTACATCGACCAGGCAGTTTTCCAGATGGCCGAGCCCCGATATTTCCACCAGCCCGGCCCCGCTGGCGACAACAGAGCTATCGGTTTGAAGTCCCACGTCGAGCATTTCGACATAGGTTCGCCATTGGCCGTTAATCAGCCTCTTCACGGCAAACCACACTTGATCGCTGCCGTCTTGGCCCGGGACGCTGGTAATACTGATATGTCGGGAATCGTCGGTGCCGTGTGCGGCCCACGCGGTGACCTCCTGCTCCTTATCCAGGGTCAGGGTCAGCAGCGCGCCGCCGTTGGTGACCGCCCACAACAGGCTGTACGGCTCCCGCGCGTAGGAAATTTGCGAAATACCGTTGCCATCCGCCACAAGGTGGTCTGCGATAACCGCGACATCCGGCGCCACGTAGCTGTCCGAACTGTATTGATACCCGAAACCCCGAAGTTTCAACCCGGACGGGGGCACGAAGTATATTTCCCCGCCGATCTGCACGGGGCGCACCAGGCCGGTGCCGTGGGGCGTGCGGTTCTTGACCTGAACGTTCGACGGCGTTATGGGCGAATCGCTGCTACCCCGCACCGTCAACTCCTTGTCACCCGCGAATGTGGCAATGCAATCCACGCCAAGCAGGTGGTAGATCGACGTTGAAGCCGCCGAGAGATTGAAGGCCCAACCGTCGCTGTCCAGCGTCCCGATGGTGAAGTCCAGCGGATCGCCGGAAGAGCTGCCCCATTCGTATGTGGGGTAGGTCGGAGAACCGGCCGCAATCATGCGCTGTTCGTGGAAGGTGGCGCACGCCGGCCAGCCACGGAAATCAGACCATGCCTGTTCCTTCCAATCGGGATCGGGGTCAGTACCGCTCAACTGGTTTATCTCCCGCACGCGAGTAACGGTAACACCGTCAGGGAGTGGATTGGATGGCGTCACCGTGAGATAGTCATCGCTATTCCCAGAGTATCCCCCTTCGGCATAGCTGGTTGAAAAGTCCGGTATCTTGCCATCGTAAAGCGCCTTGATATCCACATTGAAGCCGAATGCCACAGGGATTTCCGGCGGGGTGTAAGTGAAGGTCACAACATCATGCAGGCGGCGTCCGGTCGAATCCGGGGCGCTTATGGGAGTACCGGCGTCTACCGAGGCGCTGGCGTGCATCGAATCCGTTACGGCGGTTATGGTGCAAATCCCGCCGTTGACCACCAACGTCAAGCCGATATGATCGGCTATGAACCACGCCTTGTCTGCGGTCAGGGTTATGTTCCCGCTGGTGGCGGACGGCGTTATTTTGATCCCGGAACTGTTCGGCGGCCGCATGTACGGGAAATAGGTAAACGGAACATCCTCCAGTATCCAATTTGTGTCGGAGTCCTTGCGATAGAACCGTTTTGGCCGTTTGGTCGGGTGAAAAAAATAGAGAACGTTCGCGCTGGCCGTGTAACGGATCTCCGGGAGGATTGCGCTTTGGTAGGGGGTGGCGACTTCGTAGGGCGCGGCTCCGTTCTTGATCTGCGTCCCGTTGTAATAGACGCGCAGCTTCCGGTCGCCAAGTTCAAGCACGTAGCCTGCCATTGCTCCGTCTATGGATACGGGGAAATCAATCAACCGCACGACCGGCCCGGATGCCTCCGCAACGAACCGAGTGCCGGGCATACGCTGCACGCCCCCCCAGACCATGGGGATGGCGTTACGGCACAATTCAAGCCCGTGCTGGTAACGTGGGATATCGGTACGGCCCCGAAGTTTCGGCGATATCTCACCGGCATTGAGCGCGGTCTGTATGGTGCGGAATTTCCCCATTATCCCCTCGCCGTCAACAGACTTGATTCCGGCAGATCGTCGGGCGGGTCTTCGAGAGAATCCACAGACCGGGCCAGGCGCAGCAGTTCCTTATAGGCGGACCAGCACACATCTTGTTGGCTGGAACTGCTCGTAAGCGGATAGGCCAGCTTGGCGGCCAGGTACGCAGACAAGGCGTCTGAAAAGAGCGCGTCGAACCGGGAGGGATCTGCGACCATGGCGATGTAACGGATATTCAGTGAATCTTGATTGCACAGGATACGGCCGCTTTCCTGCTTGAAATCCTCGGCGGTGACCTCGACCGTCCGTATCCAGTCGGCAGGGAGCGGGAACGTCTTGGCGTACCCAAATACGGGAGCATCGGCAGATGCAGCCAGCGACCGGCGGGCCATGGCGAAGTTCCACGGATGCGCCCGCAATACTGCGGACAGGGCCAGGTTCCAAAAGGAGGCGGCGGCCTTCGCATGAACCGTTTCGTTCAAGTCCTGGACCGGGGAAGCGCCCAGCGAAACCAGGGCGGCGTTGATGATATCGAGCTTGGTCAACATGTCGTTATCCTATGGCATCCCAATTGGTGCCCTTTTTCCGTAGATGGATGGTTTCACCCTGCATCGTCAAGACGGTGTTCGGCTTGTGCATTACCGTGTCCGCACCCTGCGGAACTACCGTTACCGGGTTGACGCTCAAATCGCTCTTATAGACAATGACGTTCCCGGTGGACGGGAGGATCACGGTAGCCGGGCCGGTGGCGGCATCGGCATAAATCTCCGTAGGGATAGCCCCGTTCCATGCTGTGGTCTGGTCATCGGAAACAAGACGCGCATCAGGCGTCTGCGCGATGGCCTGCGCCGGTACTTCATCCACCCATCCCCCATTGATCCAGTATTGCATCGTCCACCAGCGGGGCCGGGTTTCCCCGGCCCCGTTCCTTTGTCAGTCGTTCATCTTTCAGTCGTTCATCACGTAGGGAATCCAGATGGTGATCACCTGGGCAGCCTTGATGGCCGCCACGGCATTGGTCCCGATAACGTCAAGACCGGTTGTGCCGGTGTTTTTCAGGATGGCGCCGGATGCGGCAAAGGCGTCCAGCACGGCGCTACCGGCGGCGGCAATGGAAGTGGCGGCGAGAAAACAGGCGTCATTACCGGCAAAGCCTATTTTCAGGGTGGCGGTGGCGTTCCCGGCACCGAAATACATCTTGCCGAAGGGAAGCGGCGTCGCCCCCTGGGGCAGTTTGGTGAAGTACACCACGTCACCGATTGCCCCGTCCGCCGCGCCCTGGGTATAGGTGGCGCGGGCGATGCGCACCCGTCCGCCAAGCTGGGCGGCGGAATTCTTGACCGCAGGCGTCGTAACATAGGCGTTGGTATACTCGGCGGCATAGACATTGGCCCCGGCGCACGGATCGCGGCGGATGTACGTGCCGGCGGGCTTGCTGCTGGTCATGGCCGTAGCCACATAGGCGACCAGGGACACAAGCATGTTGATAAATGTTTTCATATACAGCCTCCAAACGATTGATGGTTGCGGGGCGGATGACCGCCCCGGTTACGGTTTATTCAGCGGGTCAGGGTTCGGTGCATTGAATCTCGACCACGCCTTTGTCCTCGGAACGGGCGGCCCCCAGGGACATCATGCTGTACACCTGGTACGGATAGCCGCGCTTGTTCTTGTTGACGGCGACGTCGTTGGTGATCTCCTGTCCGATCCCCAGGTGCATGTACCCCTTGCCGAAGATGCAGCACGACCGGGTGGTGCCGACCTTCGGCAGGATCTCGGTGCGCTTCCAGGTCATGCCCATGAAGGATTCCACCTTGTAATCCATCAGGGCTTGCAGGGTGTTGTAATCGCTGCTGGTCAGGGTGTTGTCGGCCATCAGCACCGTCAACTGGCTGGAGGTGTATACGAAGATGCGCTCCCCGCCCTCTTCGGGGCTGGCGGCCTCGGCGGCGTTCATCAGTTCGATGGCGCTGCGGATCTTCGCCATGCTGATATTGGTGCCGCCGTGAAGGATCTTCTGGCCGGCAGGCAATACCACATACTGGCTGCTGCCGTTGTTGCCCTGGCCGGTCTGCTCACGAACCGAGCCAAGAGCGGCCTCGACAATCAGGCGGTCTTTCCGGCGATTGTGGGCGGCGACGGCCAGCGTAACGTACTTGTTCGTCGGGTCGGTCAACACCTTCAGCTTGTCGAAGCTGTCAACATAGTCGAACCAATCGAAATCCCGCAGGTCGATCCAGCGCCGGGTATGGGGGGTATTATTGGCCTCCATATCCGAAAAGCGCGTGGTCACTTCCTGGGATTCGCTCGATCCCACGTTGTCGCAGGACTCGGACGCACCGACAACGCCGGAATGCACGGTGGCGTAGGGTTCCAGGCGGCTGGTGGTCTGCTGCATGTTCAGGGTCACATCGTCGGCGTACTTATTAACAAAGTGGGCGGGCACCTGGTCACCGGCGGCCGCCGGGTCGCGACGGGTGAACGCAACAGGCCGGACGGCGAACAGCGACGCGGCAAAGGCCATGACGATACGGAACAACATGAGGGTGTAACGGATGAATGTTTTCATGTGCGGACTCCTTGGTTTGATGTGTACTGCTACGTCATTCCAGGTTGTCCGCGTGGGCGGGCCTGATGGTGTGGTGCCGGGAAAGCGGGGGAAACAGACAGGGATTCCTTATCCCACCGTCCCGGCTATGTGGTGCTGCAATGTGGCGGGTTACTCCCTGTTTGCCTTGTAACCCTTTGCGTACGCTTCAGTGACCTTGCGGACCGCCTCAGCGTGGCCGGGGTCTTTGCTGTCGGTGTACGCCTTGGATTTTCTGATTTCGTCAATGCTCTCCGCCGTGGCTCCGTCCAGGCCGCCCGCCGGTCGATCTTCTCCCAGATCGGCCCCCACCTTTGCCAGCAGGCGGATGATCGCCGGGTTGTTTGCCAGCTTCGGATCGGAAAATTGCGCTTTCAACTCAGGGTCGTCGGCAGTATAGGCGGCCAGGGCAGTATTCGCGGCGCCCATGTTCTGCCCGAAACTCTCCCCCCAGGTCTTTTTCAAGGCCTCGGTGGCCTGGGCGTGGCCGGCTTTTTCAGCAGCCAGACCGGCGGAAAGCTGTTCCCCGAACGTGCCCATGACAACCTGCAACTGCGCGTTGGTCAGACCGGCCTTGTGGAACTTCTCCAGGATCGGCTTTACGGCTTCCGGCTTTGCGTCGAAACCGTCAGGAAGGTACTTATCCAGCTTGTATTCATCAGCCGTCTTGGGCGGAACGTCGCCGGTACCGAGGCGCTTTTCCAGATGGTTGTACGACTGGCCCATCTTTTCGACGATGGCCTTATAATCCGGCTGTTCGTCGGCGCCCTTGACCATGAACTTGTCGGGCACCGTAAACGGCTGCGCTCCGCCGTCCGGGTTCAATAGGTTGTCACCGCCTCCGGCAGCGGCAGCGGCAGCGGCACCAGCAGCAGCAGCGGCGGCGGCAGCGGCAGCGCCATCATCACCGGCAGCGGCACCCGCTGCATCGTCGCCGGCTCTCGGGTCAAAACGTGTCGGTATGAGAGTGCGCCAGTCCATCACGCCCCCTTGAGTTCTGCTGCGCGAGTCTCGGCGGCGGACAGGATCTTTGTGCGGCGCTCGTCCTTGGTAAGAGCGTTCAGCTCGTCGAACGTCTTGGCGTCCTTGATCGCCTGGAGCAGTTGTTTTTCGGATAGCTTCGTCACCTTCTCGCCCTTAGATTCATTGTCACCGGGAAGGTTGGCGTTATCCTTGCTGATACCCAACTCGGCAAGCTGTTCGTCGGTCAGGAAAGTAGGCGGGACCGCCACCATGCCGTTTGCCGCAATAACATCCTTTGCCAGGGACAGCGGCACCGAATCGGCGGTCAAAACGACAGGGACGGGCGGAGGTGACGGAAGCTGCTGTACTACAGCCTGGCCGGACGCCAGCGGATCACCCACCGCGACCTCTTCGACCAGATGACCTTGACCCTCGATAAACGTCCGGCGAATTTCCGTCCTCACCGGCCCCAAATTCCTCGACATATCAAACCTCCCTTACTCGCTTGATCCTGCTCGTTTGAACAGGTACAGAATGACGCTACGGGCGCCCTCGTTGAATGACGTGGCGTGCGGATCACCGACAACATAGCTGGCGCAATCATGGTACTTGGAGGAAAGTTCCTCAAGGATCGCCGCGCCGTCCCGATCCTGCTGAAAAACGCGGTTGTAAACCGCATCCGGTAATCCGTCCCGCCGCTTCGTCATGCCGCCATCCCCATTTCCGCGCCCGGTACCGCGCCCTGGCCGCCCTGCTGCATCATGGCGCTCATTGCCTGCGCCTGTTGGGCCTTGGCGGCTTGATCTTCCCGCAGCTTACGCCGGGCTTGCACGTCTTTTATGTTAACGATCAACTTTGCCGGCACGCCCAACAGATCGGCACGGTGGCGGGCGGATTCGTCAAGATCGTAGTTGTCCAATACCGTGGGGGGTTCCCCGGCGTCACGCTGACCCTTGGCCTGGGCCATGAGCGATTGCTCGAAACGATCCATGGCCGCAACCTCTTCCAGCTTTTGAGCGCGGGCAAGCGGTCCCTGGAACTGCAACTGAAGATTATCCCCCTGCGCCCCTTGCGGCAGTTCGCCCAACAGCCCTTTACGGTAGGCTATCCAGAGGCAGCGCCAGACCATCGGTTGCAAATATTCGTTCTGAATGCGCCCGAACATGGGACCGAGCAACTGGCGAATGAGGTTGACGCGGTAGTGCCATTCGGTGGCGGTCTTGGCCGGACCTTCGGTATTGGTTTCCAGCAGGTCGGCCATCATTATGCGGCGGATGCTCTTTTTAAGATCCTCCGCGATAATCATGGACAGGTCGAAGTTTCCGCCCGGTGTGATCGGGAAAAACGAATCCTTGCTTGACATCATCACGATCTTGCGCGCGCCGATCCGTACCGTTTTCGGATTAATCACGCCGTCATCGACCGCCCCCCACATACCGGAAATCGCCATGTCGGCGCTGGCAAAGGTGAGGCGCTTGGCCTCATTCAACGTCTTTATATCGGGCAACGCGCGGGAGGTCGGCCCCTGGGCATAGACAGAGCCGGGGAGCTTGAGCCAGCGCGGATAAACCACGGGAAATTCATGGTAGCCGGAATTCCGGCAGACCTTCTTGGTGTCCAGTTCCACATGCATGGACTGGAACGGCAGCACCTTGTCCTTGACGCGGGGCTGTTTCCCCTTGTCATCCTTCACGCGGGGAAAGATCGCCTGAACGAACCGGAACAACGTGTGCGGCTTCTTCTCGGCGATCTTGGTGATCTTCTCGGAAACGTTCTTTTCCCCGTACTCCTTCACCGCCTGCTGCGCGGTCAGGGTGAATTCGTAAAAGATCGTATCCACCAGGCCGTCGCGGGTGGTGGTGGCTACCCAACATTGCGCCAGGGGCCACAGTTCGAAATGGTAGGTGGCCCCATCCTTGCCGTCCTCGATATATAAAGCGCACTGGCCCGCGATGGCGGTATCGTACATACCCTCGTAGCCAGGGGCGTCGTAGTTGCTGGCGTGGATCTCGGCGTGGACTTTGGTACAGGCCGCATCGAGCCACTTGTTAAGCTCATCGTTGGATTTTTCGGACTTGTAGCCGAACCAGCGGGAATTGGCGGGGGTGAGATTGGAAACCAGCGCGGAAGCAACGGTACTGGCGGCATCATCCCCCGTGGAATCGAACAGCTTGGCCGTGGCGGCGGCGGCCTGTGATTGAACCGTATCGGCGGAAAGGGTAGTGCTGCCGGTGCCGAACATCATGCCGCGAATGGGATTGGTGTACTGGTAACACTCGCGAATGTGCGACTCAAGCGGGGTACGCTTGGTTTTCAGGTCAGACAGTTGCTTGACTACATCCGCACCGTTCATAACTCTCCCTGCTTGCCCCTTTCCCACACACGCCGGGAGGAGCGGCGCATGTGGGCGGGGCAGCGACTCTTTGAACGCCCACGAAAAAAGCCCCAAGGCGGAGGCCAAGGAGCTTTCAGTGACACGACTCAAATTGTACTTATTTCGTTAGCAAAACCGGGCAGCACAAATCAAGAAAAATCTTCATCGGTGAAATAATTTATTTCCGGGGGAATGCCGTGGGGGAAGTCCTTGTCGATAAGAACGTCCAGGCGGGCCGGGAGTTCGGCAAAGAAAGCCCGGTCCTTCTTGCGGATCGTCACGACCTGGCGCAGTACGGCGTAAGGGCAGCGGCGGCGGCCAATCTCGTACCCCTGCCAGGTGGCCTTATGAATACCCAGGCATTCGGCCAGTTCCGCCATGCTGTACCCCATTTTCTCCCGTGCCTCTTTCAACCGCATACGCTTTTGCATTTTTTGCAACCTCCCGTATGCAACTAAATAAACACGTCTGAAAGTGTCGGCCTAAAAACAACCACGGCATTGGGAAACGGGGCGTTGTCTTTTGCGGCCCCAAATTTCAGGCGGCCTTTCACGAAATGTATCTCTCCCTTTGCACAAAAATCATGCCACCAGCGCGTATCTACCCTTGCCGGAAGGAGGCAAACGACAGTTGCACCGTTATCCTTTGCGCTTCTATATGCCTTTTCCACCCACTTGCCGATTCCTCTACCATACGGGGGATTCATCCAGCACACCCCCCCCCACGGTTGCGCCAGTCCGTCCATATCAGGCGTGAAATAATGTTCACACTTGGCATTGTCGGGCAGGGCGCACACATCCAGGTTAAAACGGAAAATAATATTCAGCCTGTCAAAGAAATCTTGAGGGGTTGCCCACATATCGGTTTCACTCGAAAACATCAAACCAGCGTTCATCACCACACCCCGTTCTTTCCGCTCTCAAACCGGCCCTTATCAACACCCGAAAGAATCATCCACGCGGCTGCCGCCGCTATCGGGACTTGTCCGTTGCCCGCCGCTTTGATGCGGGCTTGCTTCGTGTTGCCGTCCAATTGAGCGGCCACCCCATCCACCATTCCGCAAATGCCGAGGTGAGGCGGTGACCAGTTGAATGCACCAGTGTATCCCGCAGCGGCTTGGATCGTTTCAGCGTCTGTTTCTCGAAGCCCTCCGCACTGTACGGCGATTTGTAGTCGGTGGAGCATAACGTCGGAAGCATCTTCAAAGCGCTTTTCAGTCCGACTTGGACCTTCTTGCCGTCCAGAGTCATGCCGGTCAGCGTCGTTCCTGGCGGGATAGTTCGACCGCCTGACATTTCCGTAGCCGTCAATGTCGGCAACCGCTTCAACGCCGTAGCAATCCCGTCGCCACTGGTTGCAGTTAGTCCCTTCCTGTTGTAGTTGCCGCATACCGTCAGCGTTGGCAGCGATGCACCACCATCGATCGCGCTCATGGGGAGCGCCGACATCAGCCGCGCCAAGGACTCCATCCCTCCAGGCGTATCCACGCGCCACAAGTTCCCCAAGAACGATATGGCGCCCTCTGGTTCGGATTCGAGGGCTGTTTTCGAGCCATACGATTCCAGGTCGAATAACGTCAACTGCTCGGAACACTTCGCTAACAAGGCCGCTTCTCGCTCCGCTGATTCCCTCGCCTCTTCCCGCCGCAGAAATATCCTGGCAAGGGAAGCCCGCTGCCAAGCAATCCACTCGACCGCGCCAGGGGGCAAAGTCGAACAGCCGAACGTCTCCGCAATGGATGTGCAAGCCGGGAAACCATCCCTCCGCTGCACGTTCCCGCAGAGAGTTACAGCAGGACTCGGCCCATTCAACGGCAAGGATCGGTTCATGTCCAATAATAAGGTCTGCAAGTAATCCCCCCCCCGCGCCTGCGAACAAATGCGCTGTTCTCATCCCCCTACCCCTCCACAATCCGCAGCCCACGCCCGAACAAGCGCCGCTGCTGCACCCTGCCCCAAAACGACCGCGCCACCCCGCCCGCCTTACGACCCTCCACCGGCAACATCCGGTACGGCTCCGGCCACTCTCCGCAATCGTCGCACCGCTCCTGGCTCAGGTGGATCACGTTGCACCCGCACACGTAAGACGGCACGTAGCACAACACGATCAAGCGGGCTTGGTCGGGATCGTCCGGGAGGCATGACAGGAAATCGCTGGCCCAATCCTCGTTCCGGTACATCCCGGCTTGCGACTTCGACGGCGACACGGCGGAAAGCCGGTCAACGACATTCGCCAGCGTCGTTGATTGCGGCAGCACGGCCCGCAGAGCTATTTCAAGTGCAGCCTGGAACACCTTGGCCTGATATGCGGACATTGCGCCTCCTCAGAAAATTGAAAGGTTCATCTTCTGCACCAGGGCCGCCGTGTGGCTCTCGGTCAGGTGCGTGTATTTCTGCGTGGTCTGGATCGTCTTGTGTCCCAAGATTTCCTTGATATCCGCCAGCGTGGCCCCCTGCTCGGCCAGATAGCTGGCAGCGCTGTGCCGCAGATCGTGAAAGCAGAAGTTTGGAATTTCGGCGCTCTCCAGGGACATTTCCCACGAGTAACGGAAATCCACCGGGCGGGACGGATCGCGGGGAGACGGGAAAAAATACACCTGGCCGGGCTTCCGCGCCTCGTACAGCGCCGCCATGCGCTTGCGGGCTTCACCGAACAGGCGCACGGTGCGCCGATCCCCGTTCTTCGTCTGGTCCAGCACCACGCGGCCCGTGACGTGGTTGTAGTCCTCGATCTTGATGTTACGCACTTCCGACTTGCGCGGGCCGGTGGAGAGCGCCACAACCACAATGGTTTCCAGCAGCGAACATGGCGCCATGCGGCAATAAAACATCAGCCGCGACCGTTCCGCCGCCGACAGCATCCGCACCCTGGCCGCAGGCTGTGGCAGACGCCACACGTCACGCACCGGGTTAATCTCGCACCATTGCCATTCCTTGATAGCCATGGCAAAACAATGCTGAAGCGCTGCGAGATAGCAGTTGATCGTGGCGTTACCGCGTGGGGCAAGCAGGGCTTTCCTTTTGGCGATTACCGGCGTGGTGGCGTCGGCAAGGCTCATGCCCCCGATCTCCGACTTCCAGAACATGAGTTGCCCCTGCTGGCTAAACTGCGTGTTCAGGGCTTTGTACGGCAACACCTGTTTGCAATAGCGGTCGATCATCTCCGCCACGGTGCGCACGGTGGCCTGTGTCTCGGGCGTCATGGTGTTAAGGTCCGCCCGGTCCTCGGTCTTACGCGCCCAACGCTCAACCTCGCGCTTGTTCCGGCCCGTCTTCGACGCATACACACCCTTGATCCGCACCCGCACCCGGTAACGCGGTTCACCCTTCCTGTTTGTCGAAACGCTCATTGATGCCATTTTTAGTTGCACTCTTTCAAAATCTCGTAATTGCCGGTATTGTCCAACAACTTCACCTTAATTCCTTTGACATTGCTAACAGTCCCAAATGTCGGATGCAGACCGTAATTATCCGCCCACTCGTTGACTGCCCGCTTAATACGTTCATCAAGATTTTTTATTTCCTCCTTCGAGCAATTAGGCCAATCATCGCCATATTCACCACATTCGTCACCCGCCGCTGATGCAAGTTCATCAAAGATGCACGGCGCATAGTCACCGGCCTTTCTTACGAGGCTATCACCTTCATAAACCGTAACGACAGAGCCAACAGGAATCCGCAAATCATCCAGCGCCGACCTAATAGCATCATCAAGCTCTGTGTGATTGAATTCCTCACCGTTTGTGCTGTACCATTTGTCCGCCATTTTGCACCCCTTTCGTATGTCAGTCCTCAAACCTGGTAACCGGCCACCACTCCAGCACCCTATACGCCGTCAACCGCTTCCCGGCATTGGCCGGTTCCGGGTCCAGGATCTTCCCGAAAGCATCCCCCGGCCAGAACACCGCATGGGTTCCTTTGCCTGACGTGCTGGCGACGATCAGCAGCGCCGGGTGGCTGAACTCAACACGCGCCCGTCCGTAGAAATCGCCATACGCCCCCAGGTGGTAACCTCGGCTATTCAGATACCCGGCAATCTCCAGAAAGCGGAAAACCCGTTTACTCCCGTCATGGCCCAACACGTCAAAGACCATCTGCAACGGATCGCCCGTGATCATGGCCGCGACACAGGCCATGCAGCTAAATTCTGTCGGCTGGTGGATGATAGAGTTGGTCACAGGTTGAACCTCTTGCCCTTGTAGTCCAGATACCGGCGCACCTGGTCCATGACCTTTTCCTTAAAGTCTTCCGGCGGCTCAAACTCCGTACCGGACTGTTTCATAATGCCGATGAAGCTCTGCAAGGCGGCCTGGTAATATCCCTCAAGCTGGCTATCGGGCAGCAGCATGGCTTGGGGGGCACGTTCCAGCAGCAGCCCGCCGACAAGATGCGCCGCCTGTCCGATTGAGCAGTTCACAGTGAGCCACCCCCAGGGTTAAGGTCTGTCTGGACACAACCGCGCGCGCGAGGGGAAGGTGAGGCAGGGAAGAAATCAGAATCACCTTCCGTGGCTATTCTAGCCGCCACACAAGCAACCTGCTTTGCTTCATCCCAGACCCTGGAAGTACCCTCGTTTTCAAGATATGCCGTTGCAAGTTCGCCAACTTCCTCCACCAAGGCGGCCAGCAAATGACCGTTATCAGGAAACTTTTTACGGGCGGCCTGTATTTCCTCGGCGACATCTGTAAGGAATTTACGGTGCGCCGCAGAAACAACCATACAAGAATCATTTAAAACTTTATCATTTTGCATAGTTACCCCTTTCTTGGCCTTATCTACCTATAATCAAATTTCATAGGTAGAGATTTTATTTTCAGAGAGTTACAAAGTTTTTGTCCAAAATCTGTCCACAATCCGCGCCCTTAAAAAAGGGCAAAAAAATTTACGGTGCGCGGGCCTTCATCTGTTCTTCTCTCCGGGCCGCGTCATGCGCGTATTCCGGCTTCCCGAAGGTTTCAGCCATGACATACAGCCCTTGGATGTACTCGGTTTCCGGGATCTTCCCGGACAGGAAACCGTTCATCAAGCTGAACAGCGCCTGGCCCTCGGTCATGCCCTTTTCGACCGCCGTCAACTCAAGCCGTGCCGTCCACGCTTTGACCTTTGCCAGTAATTGATCTGCGGTCGGCATCCGTCTCCAGATCATGCTCATTTCACCCACTGTATGGGCCATGGCCGCCGCAGGCTGCTGCAAAAGGTCGTTCCAGATCGGCGCTACATCGACCGGCAGGAACTTTTCACCATAACAAGCCTCAATTTTCCGTATTCCCTGGAAAGCCTCTCTGGAAGTCATCCCGACGCCCTCGCTCTTTGCTGACTTCGATACTCGTAAAACGCCTCTTCCCTGGTGGTAACGGTACCCACCACGGCGGTGATCCCCCGGCCAAGCTGCGGCAACGTGGGAGTCCACCCGCAACGTTTGAAATACGTCGCCAACTTGGCAAAAAAGGTGCGCAATTTCTTGGTGATTTTGTACATTGAGGGCCGGAACGTCAGGTGTCCCGTGGACTTGTCCCGGATATGGCGCTTCTGTCGGATGATGAAACCTTCTCGCTCAAGGATAGCCAGGTTGTAATTCAACGTACTGGCCGGGAGTTTCTGCTTCTCGAATGCCTCCATCTGCCCAATGATCCACCCTTGACTGATATGCGCCCAACCTTTCCCGGTCTTGCGGAAATAGCCGTGGAACAGCTTCATCAAGCGATAGCTGGTCTTATTCGGCGCAAATTCGGTTGTGGTTGGATAAAAGTACAAAGTTGGCACGACCCTTGAGTTTTTAACTTCAACAACGCTTTTGAATTGCAGCCTGTCGGCCGGCTTGGTGCCGACAGGCTAGGCAGACCGCTACAAATAGCGGCACGTGCCGGTGATGGCCTCACCATCCGCCCATGGCCGCCACCGTATTAAAGTTTCAGTAGGTACGGATTGCTTCGGCGGGCGAATTTACAAAGATTTCCACAGGCGCGGCGGCGACTATAAGGAGCGCCCGCCTGGATATATGTCTTAGTGTTTCTAATCTTTCTCCAAAACATTGGAGACGGGGAAAAACCTCAAACAGCGGGGTTTTCCACAGAGTTTTCCACAGAACAAAATGGGATTATTTTAATCTTACCCACCACGGAACCCCCACTCATGGGCGCGCCTCGGCAAAAAAAGACCCCTGACGGAGAGGAGGGGCTCCACCAGGGGCAGCGGCGGGCAACAGGGCACCCGAACGCACATTGAAAGCGTTAAACATGTCCAGCGTGTCGGTTGACGCCTCCGGGGAACCGGGCAGCGTGTAGTATTCAGGCCGATCAACAAGGCCCACCACGATAAAAGCAGCAATGATCACAAGAATTTTCCAGACGCTCATAAATCCCCCTGTCTATGCCGTGGCACCGGCCGCCAATCCAAACCGTCTAAAAGAGAAGGTGAAGCATCCCCGCCTTGGGCCTTGGGCCTTGGGCCTTGGGCCTTGGGCCTTGGGCATCCCGTCCAGCCAGACGTACTCAAACTTGACGCCGGCGGCATGGCGCAGAGATTTGAACCGGCGCTCCTTCGATAGGGGAAACGGGCCATAAGTCTTGCCGTCAACGGTGATCCTAAAATGCTTAATCTTTGGGATTTCGTTCTCTGCTGGCGTGTTCATCGTTGCCTCCTCCGCAACAAATCGTTTTCCCCGGTAACGGCTCGATCATCGCCACCGGCCTGGCTTTACATCGCGGACAAACACAGTTGGTGAATTCCGAGTTCCAGGCATGACCATTACCGCACATCAACGTCATGCCGCAGCCTTAAGCCTCTGCCGTGCCCGCGCCAGTACATCACGGTTGTGGGCCTTGCGGGCATCGTCGGAAGCCGTCAAAAGCTGGCGGACCTCTTCCTGGACCACGGGGGCCACCTGGCGTTCCAACAGCGCCCGGATCGCCCGGAGTTCTTCAATCATTGCCTGTTCAAATTCCGACATGCTCAGTCACCTATAAATTTGAATACGTTCACAAGGCCAGGGCGGTCGGAACTTAGGCGTTCGACCTCGGCACGCAATGCTATGATCTCGGCCCGCATGGCGATTATTTCACTGACTGACGGATAACCGCGCGACAGCAAAACCCAAGTAAGCGGGATTTCGTTGCGGCAGAGGTCCATCAGTTCGTTTTCCTTTTCCTGGGGGAAGTGACGGGGATCAGGCGTGTCAATGATCATCTTGGTCAAACCGGAACGGTCTATGCCAAGCTGGTCGGCGATAACCTTGGGAGGCACGCCGCAAATCTTCACGCAAGCGGCCAGGGCGGCACGCTTGTCGGGGATGGCCTTAATAAGATCGTCGCCTATGGTGATAAGGCCCGGCATCTTATGCTTTTACCAACTGCTGTTTTTTCAGTTCCATCACTTCGAGTTGCAATGACGAAACTTCCTTGTAAAGCTGGCTTTGCTGGCCGAACACGATATGCACCGTAGTTCTGACGGCACTTAGCCTTTGCCACCCTTCTTCAAGAAAATTGTACTTGATGGCATCCTGCAAACACTCACGCGCGTAATCGAGAATCAGCTTCTTTTTTTGGCTGGCTTTTAATTCCATGACACTCCCCTCCAGCGTCAAATTTATGGTCTATGGGGTTGCCAAGACCGGTGTTACAACAGGATCATGCAGCCCGCTTCACATCCTCGACTTCCGAATAAACCAACAGGTCCATGGCAATCATGGCCTGTTCGCAATCGCCATAAACGCCCTGGCCCGATGTGCCGAAAAACCGGCCTTCAACGAACTTTTGCAGTGAGGTCTTGTTGATTCCGAACTTCTCAGCCACGCGCGTAATAGCGACACAACGGTCTTTAATGCGGTCTTGCGTGGCTTTGTAATCAACAATCAACAT